TCCATGATAACTTTATCTTTGAGAAATTCTTTCCACGCCTGCCAGCTTACAAGCCGTTCAGGTCGATAACCATGAAAAGAAAATGCCCAACCGCCAGAAGATTTACCGATATGGTATTCTTCATCATATCGGTTGCAGCATTCACAGAGATTTTTAGCAACGTAATAATTAGTTCCCATGATGTAGTTTCCTGAATTTCAGTATGGTCTATTGTAATAGATGCCAGAAGCTTTGTCAAGATACGTGTTGTTATGACACGACATCAGTTTTTGTTTGCCATGGATCTTTGCCAAAGACCGGCTCATGATTTTCATTGATGGGTTCGCAAGCGCGACCCATATCATATTCATTTGGAAAATGCCTGAGTAGACTCGCGGCTTGCTGTCGAATTTGTTTTGGAATTCTTGGTGTTTCTTTTGGGTCTAATAAACTTCGTAAAAATTGACGAGTTCTATTGACCGAATTAACTCTTTCGTAAGGTAGCGTCATGATTTATTTTGATACGAAAAAATGATTGTGAATTTTTTCTAGGCACTCTAATTTATTGTCAGACTCTTTGACTAGATTCACACACTCTTGAATCAGAAGATAAGAATACTTTTCAAAGTCTTCATCATATTCATTCGCCCAATCGATGTGATTTTTTCCTGGACCCCAAGACTCATCCGACCAAAAAACAAATCCTGCTTTCTTCGCAAGTTTCTGTAAGTTTTTATTCACGATTATCTCCATGTCCTATGATTTTCAGCTACCCATTCATTGCCATCGTATTCTTGAATGTGCCATTCGATGCCGTCAGGAATTTCGATAATCTTAAGACTTGAGAATTTTGTGTCGGCACGTTCACCTAACGTTTCTACAACTTTCACTAGATTAGGATCAGATCGAAACACCGTCAATTCGCGCGAGCCTTGAAGCCTCCACAAGTCTGCGATAAATTGCATTGATTTACCTGACAATTCTGCATACAACTGTTTTGCTTCATCTGAGAGATCAAAACCACCGAAACACTTATTCAAAACAACTTTCATAATTAACTCCAAATATTTGGTAGGCCCAGTTGGGTTCGAACCAACGACCAACGGATTATGAGTCCGCTGCTCTAACCATCTGAGCTATAGGCCCGTGGCGGAGGAAGGGAGAGTCGAACTCCCAAGGCGCTATTAACACTCAACTGTTTTCAAGACAGGTACCGTCGCCAATCGGTTTGTTCCTCCGTTATGCTGCTTTTGTGTGACATAAAATATGCTTGAACCTATCTGCTGCACCTGACGCCGCGAAAGCATTAGGCTTAACCATCGGAATAACATTACACATACCTTTGATGTATCCAACTGCTTCATTTATAACACATGAACTTCCATGATCTTCATTTGGATTGATGTCTAGATGAACTTCAACTTCTCGATCATCTAGAACCTCAGCCAACTTAAGATATAATTCGGCAATCTTATAAACTTCATTCATTAGTCGCATTCTAGGTTTGTCTTTGCGTTGATCATAGTCCTTCTCACGAATGGTTTCTCCAAAGATTTTACATCCGTGCTTTCCTTCGATATGAATCACGACCACTAAAGTATAGTCGGCATACCAAACGCCTTTGATTTTAAATCTTTCTGAATCGCCACCGATATAGATTTTACTTGTGATCGGCTGTCCCTCGATGAAAGTTTTTACTTGATCAATGTTCATCATCTCACCTATGTTAAACTGGTCTCGGACACAGGACTCGAACCTGCACCTTCTACGTCCCAAACGTAGTGGACTACCTATTATCCCAATCCGAGAAATTGGTGCTGGATGAAGGATTCGAACCATCGACCTATCGCTTACAAGGCGATTGCACTACCACTGTGCTAATCCAGCATTTAAAAATTATACTAAATTTTATTTAGTCTGTCAACTGATGGCCTCGGTGTACGGACTCGAACCGCAACTTTAGATTTTGGAGATCCACGTGCTGCCATTAACACTACACCGAGATTTTGGTGGTGAGAGTGGGATTCGAACCCACGGACCGCAAGTTAACACGATCTACGGTTTAGCAAACCGTTGATTTAAGCCTCTCATCCATCTCACCAATTGGTGGACCGCTGGAGGATCGAACTCCAACCTCCGCCGTGCAAAGGCGGCGTGCTCCCATTATCACTAGCAGCCCAAATTCATTTTGGAGCAGGATATCGGAATCGAACCGATAACATCAGCTTGGAAGGCTGTAGTTTTACCATTAAACTAATCCTGCAAATCTTTCATAAGGGGCACAATAGGACTGTCATCTCGACGTTCATTGCTGTCATTTAAAAATAGGCGTGTTGTCTATATAATGCGCCACTTCCCCACTAACTATATATTTGGCTCCAGTGGCTGGGATCGAACCAACGACCAATTGATTAACAGTCAACTGCTCTACCTCTGAGCTACACTGGAATAAAACTGGTACCGGATACTGGGATTGAACCAGTGACCAATGCGTTATCAACACACTGCTCTACCACTGAGCTAATCCGGTATGGTACCGCCTCTTGGAATCGAACCAAGTTCCACGGCTCTTCAGACCGTTGCTATGACCACATCAGCTAAAGCGGCAAACTGGTGCTTCGTGACAGAATCGAACTGCCGTGACCGTCTTGTAAGGGCGGTGTTCTACCATTAAACTAACGAAGCCTGGGGTGTCTAATGAGTTTCGATCTCATCCTCACTCTTTCACAGAGAGTGGTGCTCCCATTACACTATAGACACCGTTGTTGGTACACCGTAGGGGAATCGAACCCCTCTTCCTACCGTGAAAGGGTAGTGTCCTAAACCGATAGACGAACGGTGCGTATTTGGCAGGCCTACTAGGATTCGAACCTAGAATGACGGAATCAAAATCCGTAGTGTTACCATTACACCATAGACCAACAAATTTGGTAGGGGCAGGGGGACTTGAACCCTCCAACCTCGACGTTAAAAGCATCTTGCTCTACCATTGAGCTATACCCCCAAACTGGCGGTCCCATCGGGATTCGAACCCGATCCTGCGCCGTGACAGGGCGCTATACTCGCCGATATACTATGGAACCATTTATTGGTTGCGGATGATGGAATCGAACCATCAACTTCAGCTTATGAGACTGATGAGATACCTTTTCTCTAATCCGCAGAATCTTGGTGAGTAGAGAGGGATTCGAACCCCCAACGGTTCCTAAGTAACGGATTTACAGTCCGCCGCGACACTCGCCATCTTCGCCGTCTACTCATTTCCATATTGAAACACACTCAACATTACACCCTTGATTCGCTGCTGCTACTAGGGGCGGGTTCTAATGTGTTTCAATATGGTCCGAGACTCGAACTCGGCATGTAAGCGGCTTCGCAATCGGGTAGCGCAATTTCCCTAGCACTGACTAACACAGGTTAATTAAGCCCGCTCTCATCAGTGAAGCCTACACAGCTTCCTGCACCATATTGAAACACACTTGAGGTAACCGTGACAAGCGGGGGCTTTTTACACCTCTCTACCTGCGTGCTCACCAGACAGTCACTTCTGTTCTAAGGACGCTTTCGATTTAGTGTGCTTCAGTATGGTGCCTCAGGTGGGACTCGAACCCACAAAATTTGGCTTCTAAGACCAACACGTATACCAATTCCGTCACCGAGGCATGGTGCCCGAGGCCGGACTCGAACCGGCACGCTCTCTTTCGAGGTGGCGGCGGATTTTAAGTCCGCTGTGTCTACCGATTTCACCACTCGGGCTTGGCCTGACCGGAGGGATTCGAACCCCCGACCAACGGATTAGAAATCCGTTGCTCTATCCTACTGAGCTACGGTCAGATATAAGATTACCGAATTTTTAAAGAACAATCAATCACTCAACAGAATACATTCTACAGACTTTTCTATGGAATGTCAAGAACAAATTCTACTGTTGTTTTTTTACAACTGGAGCACAGGGTCGGATTTGAACCGACGGCTTTAGAGTTTTGCAGACTCTTGCATTGGGCCGCTCTGCCACCTGTGCTTAGATACTATTCAACAAAAACTTAATTTCTGCTAGGTTCTTATATATAAGGACTTTATCGGACATTGAATTAATGCTATCTAAAATTAAGGATTTATTTTCATCCCAGACATCTCTTAGAGGTGTCACCTCAACATTTACGAAGAAAAGACTTGTTTGTCCACCACTTAATGGTAATGTGGTTTGCCGCTCCACTCTAAAAAATAAATTTTCAAAGATCAAAGGTGTGTCATCATACATTTTCTTTACATCAGGATGATTGCTCAATTCTGGAACTCGATTGATGGTCCACACAAATCGTTCAAAACTTCCCATTGTTGGATCAGACATCACTGATGCAAGCTTACCACTCACTTTTCGCAACTGTTCTCCATCAGCAACAGGTTCATGAATTTCATACAATGATTTGCCAAGTGCTGAGTTCGGCACCCATGAACTAGGAAAACAAAAGCAAATCGCAGCCAAACAACCACGATGCATTATAGCAACATCTTCTTCAAATGACAATGCAAACTCGACAATATCTCCAGTCACTGCTTTGCCAGTAAATGATTCGACTCTTCGAATTAGTTGGTTTGTTACGCAATCGATTGTGAATCCATAAAGATCACTGCCAAACGACTCAAGCTGTTTTACTTTTTCGTTTAGATATTTCACTCTTGGATTTGAATTGAATACTGGGCCTGTGTTTCTACTCATTCGAGGTTGAGTATTGTAAGGCGCTCTAACGATGTGTTCTAAATTATTCATAATGTATGGTAGTAGGTAAGGGTTACGATCCCTTCCGTTTCAGCCCATCTGACCGATCTCCAGGGTTTATAAGACCCCGCCGCACACCAGTGCTACCTACCAAATTTTATCGATTCGTTGTGTTTCTCTGTTGAAGCATACCACCAAGAACTAGTGCGGCCAACCATTCTGCTACACCGTAGTTGATACCTAGTGAGAAAAGCGTGTTCAATGACCAGATAATAATCAACGGCCCCAGAATAATCAGGGTAATGATGACTGCTATTAGCAAAATTTTATTCATATAAATCGTCCAAATCGTCTTCAGCAAAGTTATTAGGGTCAAAATTTTTAAGTCTCTGTTTTACTTTAAGTCTATCTTTCTTGTACTCTTTAATCTGCTTCTTTCGATTCGGGCGTTCATCTTCATCATCATAGAATTCCCGAAAGTTTTTAATTTTCTTATCTTGATTTGACATTTGAATTTTCTTTTTCCCCAACTAGAAGTTCAGGCATCGACTCTTCAATAAGTTTCCTAGTAATGCCTTTGTAAGTAATTTTTTTGTTTTTGATCATTAGAAATAACTGTGCCTCTTCTGGAGACACACTCTCTAACATATCAATAAACATTTTCTCTTTTTGATACTTAGTCAAATTGTTTTGTGTGCCTCGAAGAAAATATCCAACCTTTCTCAACTCCTTAGGCATCCTATTATACCCCCAATTGTCTGGAACGTCAAGAGGTTTGTATGGAGGATCACCTTCTGGCAAATCAAACACCAAATCTTTATGATAGGTTAATTGCAAAACTTTTTTCAAATCAGGCTTTAGATTCGAGATAGCCTTTATCGCACTGCCTCTATCCTTCGCAGGAAGATCAGCGACATGCTTCAGCATCTCTGGCAATGTCATTCTAGAAATATCAATTGGCACTTTAAAACTCCTGTATGTGTTCCATTAAATTACGCATTCTGTTCTTAATGAAAAAGTTAAAAATCTTATCCTTACCGTTTTCTTTAACATTCTCAAACGCATCAAGAATTTTATCCTGATACTCTTGAGGAATCTTTGATAGATCAATCAGACTTTCATTTCTTTTGTAATTCCTCAACATCATAGAATCACAAAAGTCTTCTGGTTCTTGATTGATCCAAATATTTAGTTTTTTCTCTTGAACTGGACGCTGGCGTTCTTCATTTACAAATGTAGAATCCGCAGACAGGATGTTTGGAATGCCGTCACCACGATCACCTCGAATGATATGCTCTTTCAGCATGGCGTTGGCATTTGATGTTCGCAAAAATTTCTTTGCCATTGGACTGTATTGATCAACGTTTGAGAACTTTTGCAATTGCATGAAATCTTTATCACTTGACAGGATCAAAATTCTTTCAGTTGATTCATTGTTCAGATACTTACCATAAGCGTGGCAAATAGTTCCGATGACATCATCAGCCTCGGTTTTGTCTACTTGAATCACTTTATAGGGAAAGTTTTCTTTGATTTCTTCTCGAATTTTGTTTAGAGTTTCGAAGATCAAATTCCAATCGTATGGTGATGCCGCGCGATCTTTCTTTCGGCTTGCCTTGTAGTATGGAAAAATATCTCTGCGCCAATACCCCTTGTCATCAGCGCATATGATAATCTTACCATATGTTTCATGAAACTTGACATTGTACATTCGAATACTATTCAAGACCATGTGACGAATTAGATTTTCGTCAATCTTTTTCACCAGATCAGGCTGCATCATCAAATTAGAAATCATCACCTGATTCAAGTCAATTAAAATCATTTTAAATCCATGTTAAGCAATACGAACAATAATTGTATCAGAATTAATTCTGCCTGTCAATGCAGATTCTTTTGTTGATAGATTTGACAGAAGTTGGCGAAGCTTAACTTTGCCAGCAGCCAAAAGATCGTCTAACGTTTCTTTTGGTTTACGTAAACGTTTGCCGATAGAAATGTCTTCTTTGAAGTTTTGTATTGTGCTGCCTTTCACTGTG